ATCAGATACTCTCCTACTGAACAAAAGAGTTCGCTGAATTATATAGAGAATTTATGTTGTATCATTGGAGAAATTCAAGTAAGAAGGTAGTTAGAAGAGTTAATAATTGATTAAGCTGAACATATAAGAAGGTTACTAAGAAAGATATTAAGTGAGACTTCTCAATCATAGTAGTAGACCCAATATTAAAGTCTATTATGTATGAAGAGAAGAAAGGTGCATATATTGAACAGTACAACATGTTAGTAAATGACCCTACGACTCCTCCATTCTTATTAAACAACATCCAGAGAGCTATAGCATACTATAACAATCTAGATGAGAGTGAAATAGATAGTATAACTAAGATGAATCTGGAAGAGTATCTATGCAAACAGGATGCATTGTTATTAAATCAGAATGTATCTATCTATATACCAGTAAATGCTAATGTTCAGATGAGGCTATGGTATTATAATAGAGCTGAGGATACAGACGCTAAAAACAGAGCCATTCAAGCACTTCAGTACATGGTTAGTCAATGACTAGGTGCAGAAGAAATGAATATGGCACAGCAATCTAAAGTTACAGACTTTAAGATGGCATGAATGAAGAATGACCCATTAACTAATATAAATTATGGTACAGTAGACAATGTAGATTCATGAACATGATTTGACGCATGAAGTCATGCAAAGAGATGAGAGTCAATGAATGTTGGTGGAATGCAGAATATCGATGTATCGAATGGAATTGGTTAGTAGTCAGATTTATTATATAATATTATATTATGCCTGCAAAGAGAAAAATATCTATTAACAGGAAGAAGAAAGAACCTGTAAAAGAAGTAGAAGTAAAAGAGGTAACTTTAGAGGAGGCAATAGACGCTATTGTTGAGGAAGAAAACCCAGTTACTACGGCTATCGAAAGTAAAGTAACAAATGAACAACAAGTTATGTTTACTAGAAGTCAGCTTAAATGAGAAATTGTTGGGAATTGAACAAGAACAGTAGTACAACAGCCTAGATGAAGGATTAAGTTCGAAGCACAGCTTGCTGCAGTACCTCTATTCAAATTACCAGATGACATTAGAAGGTATTTAGTATCAAACTGATTACCAACTACTGTATGGCAATGGGATAAAGAGAAGTTAGAGAAACATAAAGTAGATATGAATATGGTAAATAAATTAAAAGAGTTTTTATCTAATATGTAATACAATGCGAAAGATTCTTAGGGACATGAATGATTTACTGAAAGAGGAACCTGAGAGAGAAGAAATCAAAATCTGAGAGATAGACAGAATAAAGAAGAAGAGATATAAGAAAGAAGTGTATAGACAGATGATACATAACTATCTTAGAAAATACCAGAAAGGAATCTGAATGTTATCTAAGGAAGACATCGCAATAATGACAGAATGAATGGATACGATTGATAGGACATTATTCATGGACCAAGTGAAGTATTGCTTGGAGACTACATGGGGAAAGCCAATCAAACGGATAATTCAGAATAATAAATCTATTTTATTTGAGAAAAAGTAACAAATGAAAGGTTATAGAAAAACTACTAGTGGTAAAATCGTATGAAGATACCCAGAAGAAGTTACTGGATTCATGCCATGACCTACATGATGGGTAAGCACTAAAAATGTTATGAAACACACACCATGAAAGAATCCTATGAGGAAATCAACTTCATGAAAAAATGCGTATAAAGCTTGGATACGTTAATTTATATCTATATTCTAACCTAAAAATGGCACTAGAGCAAGAAATTCAAGAACAAGAAGCAGCTATGGATAAAAAGAATGCTGCTACTAAAGAAGAGAATCAAAACTTCGATGATTTAACAGATGAAGAAATTGAGGCTGTTAAAGAATTAGAACAAATGCCTTGATGGGAAGTTCTAAAGAAATGTATGGAGAAGAGAATCAAGAAACAAGAAGAAGACATTGTTTCATTAGCTAAGAACAACTTCATGGACCCTAAAAAGATGGGATACACATGCTTTGAAGTATTAGGTGGATTCGTTCAATGAATGGGAGAAATGGAGAGATTAGTTAAAGTTATTACTGCTGACCCAGAAGAGATAAGGAAAGCTGTAGAAGCATTAAACAAGATGGACCAAGAAGCAGTAGAATGAAAAAAGAGAAAGTAAACTCTCAAATACTTTCGACCGAAGTTGCAAGTCGTTAAACTAATCAATTACAGACAAGTTGAAGTCTATAAATCAATTCGTGTTGGTACAATGGCACGACTTTACATTGTATTTATTATCAGATGACTGATATGGAATTAGACACTTGAATGGAAGAGCAGAAAAAATCTGGTTATGCTGCATTGAGAGAAAAGCATAATCAAGAAATGGCTGAACTTCAAGCTAAGTTAGATGAACAGATTGCAGGTAGAGCTGCAGACAAGAAACTTTACTTCGAGAATACTATGAAGAGTAAAGGTTATGAGTGAGACTTTAACGCCTTCGCTGATAAATACTCATCATTAAGTATTAACGACATGGTATCTTTGTATGAATGACAGAACTGAAAACCAGTAGCTGCCGTTCAAGCAGAAACGCCTAAGCAAGAAGAATCTATATGAGCTAAGAGTGTCATCGAATGAGCTAATCCAACTACTGAGGTTGGGGGAAAGAAAATGAGTGAGATGAACTCTGAAGAGCTAATCAAACGAGCTAAAACTCAATCTTGGTATCATTGATAATGTTGGACTAGCTAAATATTTATTTAGCTTATAACATTTATTTATTATGGCATTTGACAGATTCGATATTGCAACTGAAAACGCTGCTAATATCATGAAAACAGGAAACATTAATAACGAAGGAAACGTTAATGATTTCTTAACTTACTTACTTCAAAAATCATTCCTAGAGAATGGAGAACCATCTACAGTATTCATGAGATTCGGTACTAAAGCTTCTCATCAAGGATACAAATCAATCACTTGGCCTAGATTAGGAGTTATGAAAACTACTCTAGCACAAGCTGCTTTAACTGAAGGAGTTACTCCAGATGGACACACTAATGTAGTTAAAACTGTAACTGCAGTACCTGTTCAATTAGGAGACTACTCTATCATCTCAGATGTATTGGATGTTGAAACATTACTTCCTATCATCGCTGCACAAGGTAGAGAACTAGCTAACAACGCAGGAAGACTTATCGATGAATTCATTCAAGATACTTTGGCTTCTGAAGAAGTTGGTGCAATGTACGCAGGAACAGCTACACAAAGAAGTGAATTAACTGCTGCTGACGTTATGGACTTAGACTTAGTTCTTAAAGCTTGTACTTACCTTGCTTCACAAGGACAAACTGGAGAAAGATTCAAGATTATTATGCACCCTAATGTATTCTTAGATTATGCTAAATCATCTTCTACTAATACTTGGTTGAATAAATTAATCTACGAAGACTTCAAAGGAATCAAAGATGGATTTGTTACTGCATGAGTAAACTATGACATCTACATTTCTGCTAACGTAAAACCATTTACAGTAGATTCAGACCCTGATTTCCAAGTTTACCCTTCTTATGCATTCAGAGATGGTGCATACGGAGTTGGTACTCTTCAAAATCTTCAAACTTTCTACAAACCATTTGGTGCTGCAGGAACTGAAGACCCATTAAATCAGAGAGCTACAGTAGGATGGAAATGTATGTATGGATGTGCTGTTCTAAACGACTTGTTCATCGTAAGACTTGAAACAAGAGCAGGAACAGACTACCAGTGGCAAGAATCTCTAGTTACTGACTAGTTTGATTATACTTTAAGGGTTGGCAACAGCTAACCCTTAACCATAATCAGATTTATATTATTAATTAACTGTAGATGGCAACTATCAGAAATATGTATAATAACTGGTGTTTAGAAGAGTTAAGATGAGCGAGTCAAGTAAATGAGGATGTACGATTGGCATGGTATAAGAAATGACTACTTATGTTTCAGAAGATGATATTAGAATATGTATCATGAATGCAGAATACTTCTTCTATTGTCCAGAATATAACTAAAGATGTAGCTAATTATAGTTTACCATTATGAGAGGTTTGAAAGCCAGATTTTTATAGTATTATTCAGTTAAGAGTAGCATATGACTTAGATAAGAACTGAAATCCAATCTATAGAATATGTAAACAAATAAATCTGACTGATTATAATATTAAGCCTACAAATAATACTTACGATGATAACGACAATCTAGTTTCTCAATGATGAAGACAGTGAATGGGGTCTCCAGTCACATGGAATAGAATTTCTAAGATGAATCCTAGATTCGTATTTGTAGATAAAGACCATATTAAGATATTTCCTACTCCTACAAAGAATGTAGAGAATGGGTTGTTCTTAAACTATAACTACATACAGGATACAGATGATATTACTATGAGTACTACAATAGAGAGTCTGAATTTGCCTCGATATTTCTTAGACGCTATAGATGATTATATCACATTTAGACTCTATCAAGCAGAGAATCCAGAACAAGCACAATGGTACTATCAACAATTCGAACAGACATTACATGATAATATATATGGACTCAATAAGGATAAGAGACCAGTTGAAGAAGATTTTGCAAATACAACATTCTTTAGTCATTATTAATAAATAGATGGCAGTTTGAGAAGCAAAGAAACAAGTAACAGCAGCAAAATGATGAAATAAAATCTCACAAGTTAGTTGGACTGATTGAGTTACGCAAGATATGTACTACTGACTAGACCATAGTTTTCAATATAGTTCAAATATAAACACAGATGATGAATTGCATGGTATTAAACTATCTAATAGAGCAGATTATCTACAATGATATTTCAATAAATGTCAGTTAATAAGCTTATGAGAACATTGAGTAATGGCGTTACCTATAGATACTAGAACAGCATGAGATGAAGTATTATTAAAAAGATTCCAATATAACTGACATTACGACTCTAACTGAAATGAATTGCCAGATTGACCTAGTTCTACAAGTTGAACTAAATGGACTATGTTAAATCAAAGTGCATGAAGTACATATAGTTATAAATATGATACAGTACGATGAGTAGTGTTCCAAGACAAGCTATGGTTTGCTAGTAATAGAGTAGATACAACATCAAATCCAAATATAAATTACTGATATATAGCTAGTGTGCCATGTGCATTAGAGACTGCAGCACAGGCTGACGACCAAATGACATATCTGCCATACGACCACAACGATTATACAGATGAATCTATTGAGGACGCTAATGATACTACATGACTATTCATGCAATGAAGTATTACAGCGGTTCTTAACTACAATAATACAAGACTAGTAGTTGCTGCGTGACAAGATATATGGGTATATTATCCAGAATTAGACGATTGAGATAAGCATGGTACTCAATATTACTGACAGACATGATGGAAAAGAGTACTTCATTATGAAGCATGAGTTACAGTAGTAGCTCTGACTTGTACTTTTGAATATTTGAAAGTACGAGCAGTAGATGAATGATGGAATACTAAAGTATATTACTATCAAGGTAATAATAATCTAAGAAGTACATTTGTATATAATTTAGTAGATTTAACATGAGTGAGAGTATTACATGTATATTCTATTAATTGAGTAGACTATTACACATCTAGTATAGACTGAAGTGACTGACTTATAGACTTAAACAAAATGGTGTGAGCTACTCCAGTGAAATTATTCACTCAAAGAGCAGGTCTAAACGTATATGATACGAATTATAAGGCACCTTATTTTGTATGACCGACATCTATCTCATGAGACTATAATAACTGATGAATTTACATCGCAGACGCTTATGGTGTCTTTAAATTCAATTATAATCCACAGGGATATGATAAATGATATATGAAGTGGCAATTAAGAGATACGATAACTAGTGGTAAGCAGGTCTACTGAATGTGTATAAATAAATGATTCTTATATGTATCAGATTCAGACTGATGTCGAGCTATGAGATTATATGACACATGAGTAGATTGATACCAAGAGAAATGAGTTCTGATTTCTAGACAGTTTGAATGAAGAGAATGAGGAACTATCACTAAGATGTTAGATGAGATAAGAATGAACTTCGAGCTTAACCCATTGGTATCTAAAAACTGATGGATAGATGTATATGTAAGTCCTAATAACCTATGGAAATCTACATCCGTCTTTACTACTGCTAATAACTGGTTTAAGGTTATGCATATAGACCAAGAAAGCGGTAAGACTAGGACGGAGAAGTCTAACTTATTTAATGATTTATGAAAGGATTCAGAATCAGCTTTCAAGTTTGATTGGCAGACGATAACATATGCTATAGTAATAAATAGATGAAAGGCAACTAATTGATATGAAGAGAGAAGCACACCAATAGTAAGACAGATTGATATTAAATATCATTGCAAAGATAAGATTAATAATGTTTACGATATTAATTAATAACTAATGGAACGATTACAGGATGAATGATTATATTGATATAGAGCTACTCCAGTTGGGTATCCTATTTCTGATAATAATAGACCTGCAACGTACGACCAATTTATTTCTCTAAGAGATACGTTAATATATTCTAATAAGTATTACGGTAGTAGTGCATGAAGAAGTCTGATTATATGAACCAAGTTAGATTGAACACCAACAAATACAATAGAGATATGGGAACCGAATATAATGCATATGAGCGTAGAGCCTAGTTGAAGTACTAATCGATGACAAAGTAAATGAGAGTACGTTACTCCATGATGACATACGTGATATATAGCATGTGACATAGTAAAGAAATGAAGATATAGATTGCAACATAAGGAACAGTTTAACAATATTAGTTCTGACATTACTAGAATACATAGTTATATCCTGCAACATAAATCAGATTGAACTACTGTAGATAGAGCTGTATTTGACTGGGAATGGAATACGTGATGAGAGATATTAAGGATGACGGCGTTTGGATATATAGAATGTGACTTAGATAAATGAGATTGGTTAGAGTTAAAAGTAGAGGACCAGAGCTGAAATGATATAACATCAGAGATGGCGAATAATTCTAATCGACGAATGGTAGAATATATAGATTTAGCTTATAATATTTAATTAAATGGCAAGTAAAAAAGACCAACCTATGCTAGACCCTATAGCATACAGAGAAGATTACCCAGAAGAGAACATTGTATGAACTCAGAATGCGAATCTAAATTATAGTATGTATGGAGATGACAGTAATCCAGAACATCAGTCTACATTAGGATGATTAGCTTCTAAGAACGAATGAGAATGAGTGAATACATCTAATATAGAATACAATCCAGACATTACTACATCAGATTTAGACGCTTATAAATACTGAGAAGCTGCTAGACAGCAGAACGCACAAGAAGCATGATATATAGCTAGAAGAAACGATAATATTGCTTCAGCTTTATATAATGAATGAAAACTATCTAAGGAAGAGATAGCATATTATTTATCTAGTCAGCCAGATTGGAATAACTCTACAGAGATGGATAGAGCTAATACAATAGAATCTATCTATAAGAGAATGTGAGAAATGAAGCCACAAGAAAATAAATCTGAAGAAGCACCAGAGATGAATCTAGATAAAGATACTAGTACTACTATTTATGGTAAGTCTACTGCAGATACATGAAAAGCTACTAAGTGAATAAAGACTAATGAGGATGTAAATAGTCCATTTAATCTTATGGACGCTAGTAGAAGTGCAAATTTTAAAGCTATCAATTCTATGGACTCATCATCTATAGCAGCTAGTGTGCGGACATGAGAAATCCCATATTGAGAGCAGGCTTATAGAGACATGCAGATATTCAATCCTGTTAAATATCAAGAAGTACAAGATATATTAAAGCAATTACAATGACAAGACGTTATAGACTCTATAACTAATGGTACGTATGATTATGAAACAGCTGCTGAAAAGAATAATAAGGCAGATTCTGTTACTAATTATGCAATCAATAATTCTTCTCTAAGCGTTAGTGCTACTCAGCTTTTAAAATCTATTGATAGTATACTACAATCTAACAAATGAGCTAGTAATGCAGAAGAGACTATGGATAATATAGCAGCTGATATGTATACTTTAAAACAAAGAATGTTATGATTAAGGAAAGAAGCCAATAACATATTTAAGTGAGATGTACCAGATTATATAGTAAATGCTTATATTAATAATAGAAGCCAAGAGATTCAAAATCAGCTTTCTATATTAGAATGAAGATATAATGCAGCTTATGATAGATATAAAACAGAACTATCTCATGCAGAACGAGAAGCAGAATATGATTTAAAGAAAGACGCTAATGAGCTAGAATGGTATAAAGCTATTAATTCTAGCAAAACAACTACTACTAATGACAAATCAAATTATACAGTAGCTGAGAGAAACAACAATCCTACTAATATGACAGTAGATTGGATGAAACGAGCATGAGCAGAATTATGAGTAGATTATGAAGTCGGTACAGATTCGTTTATAAACTCTAACTGAAATAGACAGTATTATGCTAAACTTATTTGAGACCCATTAGATACTACAATCAAAGTGCTAAATAAAGCTATAGCAGCAGGTAAAAACCCATTTAATACTACTTCATGGAGTTATATGGATAGATTGTGAATGACTGTAGATAGATGGAATAATATGAGCGATGAAGAGAGGAAAAAGTACATTACTGATGTGTGGTTACCAAATGAATGATGAGATATTAATAATATGGCATATTATATAGATAATCCATGAATAGAATACCAATCAAATACTAAATGATATTGATATAAATGATGGGAGTTCTGATTTGACCCTGCATTAGAATGAGCGTTTAAGCAATATCTTAAAACTTGAAAGCTATGAGCTAGTAGTAAATGATACCAAGATATATTAAATACATACAAGATAACAGAACAAGAATTCTGAACAATGTATAGGAACTGGACACAATACAATCAGAATCAATGAAATCAAGCATGAATAGATGTTCTTGAAGATATGGCTGCATTATGGCTGAGGTTAGAAGACGCTTGAAGAATCGAAGATAGCTGAGAATTTGATATTAACTGGTCTGTATGATATGACCCATTATGAATGGAAATTCTTTCATGACCTATCAATGCTTCTTTAGATAAATTAATAGCTGAATTAAAACTACAGAAAATGGTAACAGCTAGGAATAATAATGTAAGTTTCTGACAGGTTACTGAGGCTGAATGGAAGATGATATGAGACGCTGCTACTATTCTTAAACAGGCTACATGATTGTGAAGTACTGATAAAGATTTTACAGACGCTTATAAAGACTTATTGAACGCAGTATGGAAAGCTACATTCCATGAAGATTATTCTGATGAACAATGGCAACAATTTGTAAAAGACAAAAAAGAATGAAGAACTAACGTAAATGTTGCGATACTTACGAATAATACTTCATGAGTTAAAACAGATAAGAAAGATTCTGATGACGCAATATCTGATACATTCAATTGATTCTCTACATGAGATGTTGCTCAGAATCCTACATGAATGCCATCTATGAAAGATATATAATAATTTTACTTACATAATAATCCGCAAATGTGAGAAGAAAATCAAAATATAACTCAGAACGTAGAAAATGCTGTATGAGTTAATGAACAGATGTCTCCAATAAGAATGCTAGCGAACTCAATGAACGAACGCAAAGCACAGATTAGGAATAGCGTTAATAATACATCTACGCAAGAAAACCAATCACAATTGGAGAGTATGTTTGAAAAATCTCTTACTTCTGATAATCAAGAGTTATGCCAATCTTATGACAGAGAATGTAGGAAATGAGAGTTCGCATTCTATCTTAAAGAGAAAGGTAAGGAGAGATGATATAATACTGAATGAATAGCAAACGATGATTTACTAGATTCATACATCTGGAACACAAAAAATCCTCAACTTACTTATAATATAATGAAAGATTATATTCTACATCCAGAAGAGACTGACATTACTCCATATCTTATTAGATTATGATGGGTTGAGCCTACGCAAGAAGAGGAAGCTAAATGATTCTTTGAGAAACTATGGGACAATGTTAAATGGTCTTTTGATAAATCATGACAATGAATAAGAACAATCTGGAATAACTCTAATATGTATGATTGAAAATGAACTATATGAGCTATCCAAGATTATGCTTATAATACTTATGGTTCTAATCTTACTGATGAAGACTGGAGAAATGTAGATAGAGATATTAGAATTAATCCATCATTACTAGATAAATATACTAGTTCTAAAGAATGATTAAAAGATACTATCATGTGATGAACGGTTAATCTAATGAATACTAATCCATTCTGATTGCTAACTAATATATGATTCTCTACTCTATGAGCTACTCCATATGTAGAAGACGCAATCTGACTTATATGAGCATGAAGTGAAAAAGTGTGATTCTATGCTAATAAACTTCCATGACTTAAACAATATAGAGATTCGCTAGCAGATGAAGAAAGCCAGAGAGAACGAGACCAGTTTATATGACAAGAGATAATATGATTATTACTCAGATTCATGTTTAGGAAGAAGCAGAATAGTGCTAAAGACTTCGTAAAAGACATAGAGAATAACCAATGAGATATAATTAAGGCGTTCGAAGAGCTAAAACAGAGAAAAGAACTTGAAAAGCAGAATAAACAGGCTCTAGAAAGAGAAAAGAACGCTGCCGCAGAGCAAGAGAGACAAGTTAAATCTCAAAGAGTACTTGCTGACTTTGCATGAACTCTATTAGAGCCAAAAGACAGGTCTTTAAAGCCAGATTTATCTAATTGAATTATTAATCTTCCAGACAGAGTTCTAAACTGATGAACTAAGACATTTGAATGACTAGTAAATGAAGTTAGAGATACTCAATGATGAATAATCGATATACAGAATTCTATATTAAAGCAAATAAAGAATAAAAAGACTGGTCCATCAAATGACACATATACTACAAAGAATTGAGCTACTATCAATCCAGTTATGGACGCTATAGACTTATTGAGAAAGCTATATGCATGACAACCAGATAATTTAGCTAAGTTAGATAAGTATGAGACAAAATATAGAAATTGAGAGATAACTGAATTAGATAAGAAGAATTTAGCCAGAGAAATATCTATAAACTCAAACTCATTTGATAGCAATTTCCATTTGAAGAATAATACTAGTCAGAAATCAGTAGAGAGTGTTAGAGACTGATTACAGGATTCTATTAAAAGTACTCATCCATTCATTGATAAGTTCATGACTGTGACTGACACAATATATAGTAATCTAGCTAAAGTAAAGAAGTTTGCTAACGAAAAGGCTGATAAAATCTCTAGTGAGAGGGATAAACAAAAAATACCTTCTACTAAAAGGAAGATAATGGGTTCAGTATGAAATGTAGTAGATACTGTATTAAGCAAATGAAAGAATATATATAATAATGCAATATCTGACGCTAGAGAACCATATAAGCCTACTACTCTAGAAAAAGACCTACCTACTATATTAAAGGCTTTCTATGAAGAAAAGAAGAACATACCATGAGAATGATTTAATGTGTCAGCGTTTATAGAGCTACTAGATGAATGGAATTACAATCCAGAGAAATATAAGTACTCTACAGACACTAAGAGCTTCTTAGAAGATATAATTGAATCATCAGACATAGAAAATACCAAAACTGATTCTTTGATGGATAAACTTCCTAAACTACAAGATTTACTATATGCTATATGAGCAAATGAAGCTGATGTAAGTGCTATTGAAAAGGCATTTAATGTAGAAGAGAGACCTGTTATATGATGACTAAATAAAGAAGGTAAGATATACGACTTACAAGGTAATGATATAACAGATTCTAAGATATGAAAATCAAAGAGTACATCTCCTAAGTGAAAGTGAAAATAGGTTGACTTTTAACTAGAAAAATGTAATATACTAATATGTTTATTTCCTAACCTTTATAAACATGAAAAAAGCATTATTACAGTTGTTATATTGTATTATAGCACCATATCTTATATTATATATAGATATACAGTCTTTATGCTCTAGACGTAAAGAGATATTCACTAATGTACGTGATTGATTAATATCTGTTATATCTATGATATTATGAGTGCTTGCATGATTAATATTGTTGATACTAGAGTTATTACCTATAGCTGCGTTGTTGGCTATATTCCTATAGCGGTCAATTACAAGATAAATAAGAAAGGCACCTGCAAATCGGTGTCTTTTTTAAATTTCAATATTGCACCCCACAGGCGTATAGTACCATCAGATTTATATTCTATCTTAACCTATGGAAGTAAAGAGTATTTATTTAGACTTACAGAAAGCTGAACTTAATAAGAAAGGAAAGAAATCTGTCTGGAAACTAGAGAGTGAAGCATTCAAAGAACCACTAGAATTAAAGATAGGATATGATGACGAAGATTTAAAGTTAGCATATAGAGAGATAGCTAACATTAAAGAGGCATTAGAAAGATGTGACAGAAGGCTGACTAAACTCTGATATGACTGGACTAGAGTAGAAGAGATGAGAGAAGAGTTCACAAACAAGATAAATAACAAACAAGACCAGATTAGTGAATTAAGAGAAAAGATTAAAAAGCAGGATGAAGAAATAAGTCAGCTTTATAAGGTTATTGCTGACGCTAAGACGATGATAGAAACACAGAGTGGAACAATTCTAAGCATGAGTGATTCTATAAGAAATCTACAAAAAAAGCTATCGAAACAACCTATGGTTTACAGCGATAAAACATTCATATCTTGACATGAGAGTGTTGGATTATCTATGATAGAAGTTCCTAGTGGAGAATATCTAGTTATATCTAAATACATGCTATGCGATAAGAATGAGTTTGTTGAGAACTTGGACGACATAGTATTTAGTAAAATCACAGTAAACGATAATTGCTATATACCGTACTATCAACTATATTGATGAACAGATTTAGATAAGCCTTGTGCTACTGTATATTGGGATTTAGTACTTATACCATGTTAGGATGTATGTATATGTGAGTAGTGAGTGAAACATCATTCTAAGGAGTAATAAAAAGCTGACTGGATTCCAGAATAAGTATAGAGAATACGATACAAGGTATAGCATAACTGATAATCTAATCTATGAAGATAATCAGATTAAAAGATATGAGAACTCTAGACAGTATGAGAATGATATAAACAAGTTTCATCTAGAAAGAGAGCTAGATGAGACAAAGAGAAAAAATGCTGAATTACTTCAGATAGCAAATACAAAAGTAAAAAAAGAAATGGAACTCGAGGTTAAATGACAAGAACCAGACGAGTATCAAAGGAAACTTTATTTATTAAAGAACATGAAATGATAGCAACATTTGTAATGGATTGAACATGGATAGAGCTACCAATCGACCTATGAATAGAAAGACAGAAGCTATTAGACAGAATAGATACTAATGATAAAGTAGTAGATTGATTCTGAGCTATGTTTGATTCTCTATGTATAACTGCAGATGAGGATAATGCATGAAGTATCCTAGTGTCAGATTATACAGACCAGAATCAAGTGAATGATGGAACTAGAGCAGACTTCATAGAGTTGAATCCTAGTTGAGAGCTACACTTACCACGAAATAGACAAGTATCTGCTTTAAACAGACCATTGGTTATGTGACAAGCATGAGATGTAATTAAAGTAGTGGCTAGGTAGTCAGATTTATTTATTATTTATTTAAACTATGCAATTAAAAAGATTATGGGACATCACTAATAAGAAAATGGTGTTCGTAAAATGACCTACATGACATGAATGTCAACTTTGGGTAGACGAAGGAACTGATAAGATGTATTATTACGACATGGCACAATGGTTAGAATATACACAGAGTGCTTTAAACGACGGTAAAACATATTGACCTACTTGGAAAGTCGTAGATTGAGATGATGATATGTGAGTATACGATACTAATAATCCTACAGACCTATTTACTTGGGAAAGTGGAGATGAAGTATCATATGTGTTTAAAGATTGGGATGGTACAGTACTTAAACAAGGTAAAGTTAAAGAAGGTACTAAACCTACAGCACCTGCTGACCCTACAAGAGCTGCTACGGCTCAATACACTTATACATTTGCATGATGGAATCCAGAAGTAGCAAAGATTACTAAGAAAACTGTTTATACAGCTACATATACAGCTACAGTTAATAACTATACTGTAACTATAGCAGTAGACCCTGTAGCATGAGGAAGCGTATCATCTAATTCAGTAACAGTTCCTTATGGAACTGCTATTAGTGCAGAAGATAATGTATTAACTATAGGAGAAACAGAGATTACAGCTACAGCTGAGACTGGATATGGATTCTCTAGTTGGGGAACATTACCTGCTACAGTAACTGAGACATTAACTATTACTGCTACGTTTCAAGTTGAATGATATACTGTAACATTCACACCACGAGATGAAACAAATAACCAAGAATGAGGTTGAACCATAAGTCCAACTACAGCACAAGCACCTATAGGTACACTACTATATTTAAATGGTAGTGATAATATTAATGCAGAAATTCGGTCAGGGGACCCTGATTTAGACCCAGACGCACAATTATTAATGTCTATAACGCCTACTGCAAATACAGGATATCATAATGATGGTTGGTATTATTATAATGAATCCACACAAGAGTGGGAATGTGAATACTCTGTATTCCTCCCAATAACGGGGAATATGCAAGTTAGATGTTATTTCATTCAAAACCAATAATGCTAATCAGAATAATGGCTTGTAAAGAGAGAGAAGATAATGTCGAGAAAATGTTATCTTCTCTCCCAAAGGAGACAGAAGTAGTATGGGATATAGACCATAATCCATGTCACACTCTCCAGAGAGTAGTAGATTCGGATGAATCAATGCTAGTAATGGAAGATGATATAGAGCTATGTAAGAACTTCTATGAGAAAGCAATGGCTGAAATAGAACAAAGACCATATTCATTTATTATGTTCTATTTAAGCAATAAATCAGAAGAACCAGAAATAGAAAATAAAAAAAATAGCAAACCTTATAACAGACCATTTGTATCTACACAGGCATACTATATCCCTGCAGGTATAGGGAAAAGACTATCTAAATTCCTAGAAACTAATGAAAAAGCTAATAATCATAGATGGTCCAGATGAATAAATGAATTCTTAATGCAAGAGAAGATAGAAAGGTATTGGACCTGTCCAAGTCTAGTACAGCATATTGCTAAAGAGTCACTAAATGAACCACATATGCCATTTAAGATGATAATGCACCAATCTGGGACATATAGATACGAATAATTTAATTCAATAAACTAAGTAATAATGACTGTAAGAGCAGTAGAATGAAAGAAACCTTATACATGAGGTACTGCAATAGAGATTACAGAGGATAAGAAAATTAATCTCTTGTTGAGGGAGGCAAACAATCTCCTTCAACTAACAGGGAACAATGAATTATTCTGTGACCTTCAGTTAGATGATGAAATAAGACCTACTGATGTATTTCCTGTAGGAGTAACTACTTGAAGGATTATAGAAGACAATGGTTGGGACTGGACTTGAACTATTCTATGTGCAAAAACTACCTCATGAGATAATATAAAACTAGTCTACACGGATGGATGAGAAATCTATGTAGATAACTGAACATGAACATTTACTCAGTTATATACTAAAACTGAAGTAGATGACTTATTAGCATATAAACAGGATAAATTAATAGCATGAAATAATATCCATATCGATTCAGATGGCAAGACTATAAGTGCGGTAGTACCTACTATGACTAGATTCCTAAGTCTTTGGGATTGTAGTACATGATTAGCAGATAGTACACCATCTACGTTGCCATATGAATATACAACATGAGATTACTTTATAGTATCTGTTGTTGATAATACTACTAACTATAGACCAGAATGAACTGAATATACATGAGTAGCTAGTACTACTATAGAAACAGATAATGTAGATGAATGATACGTATATTTATATGATTGAAGCCGTTGGTTACTACAAGTATCTACATGAGTAGATTTTTCTGCTATTACATGAGACCCATATGATAATATTAACTTATCAAATGCATTAAATGCTAAAGCTAATACTTCAGATGTATTGGCTAAGAATAATACTACATCATATACACCTAGTGCAGATTACAATCCTGCTACTAAAAAATATGTAGATGATAAAACTACATTTAGTCCCTTCCCTAATACGTTTAATACGTCTGGAACTACAGCACAATTCTTAACTAGTATAGAAAACCTTAACCTACCTGTAGGAAGTGCATACTTATGACAAGTAAGTCTGAGCGATATGCCTACATGAGTATCAGTTCAAGGAGATGTAGAAGTCTACATTTATCCTCAGAATGTAATTTATGCAGTAATGAGAAGTGTAGAGGTACCTCCATATATTTGGGTAGTAGATTCTTATTCTAATTCATATAACAATAGATGATGGACTGCAGAATCTAACTTGTATACATGAAGTTCAGCACCTACATCATCAGCCGTAGAATGAATGCTATGGTATGATACAGTAAATGATGAACTTAAAGTGTATGATTGAACTCAATGGAATTCTATCTGATGATGAGGATGAGCAGCGGCATGGGGACAAATAACATGAACATTATCAGACCAAACAGATTTACAGAATGCTTTAGACGCTAAGCAAGACTTATTACAAGCATGAAACTGAATCTCAATTACTAGTGCTAATAGAACTAGAAGCAATCCTACTCCTACATTATCTATTTCAGTAGATACACAAGTAGTTGCTACACAGACAGAGGTAGCTAACAAACAGGATTGATTAACAGAGAGTACTAATATAGATATATTTGATGACCCTGTATACGAGAGAGTATTGTGTCAAGATACTATGGGACCATGTCCTGCATGATTCCATATACCTTTAAAATCTGAGGCCGATAGCTTAAGAAGCAAATGAATCACATTACATGCTTGGACTAGTAATGATACCGTAAGCTTCGCTACATATATGAAGATTCCTAAAGCATGATATCTATATAGTACTGGGACGGCTTTCTACGACAAAGATTCATCTTCAAGAATGCGATGTGCTAATCAATATAGTAGTAGTAGTGGTTATTTTTGGGGGTCTAGTAATTTTGACTCTACAAGCAATCAATATATTAACAAATGTTGTTGATTGACAATACGTCCATTTAAAGACACGCCAGTAGAGCCAGATTCAACTTGGGTTACATTATTCGATGGTTCATCTACAGAGCAATGAGCGTGAATATTCTGGAGTCAAGAACTATGACTTATATCTATAAGAGCCACATTAGAATATTGATGGATTACAATAGCAGATAAAAACTTATGAGCTACTGAAGTATTTAATCGATGAGATACATTGACAGAAGCTAACTGTTGACATTACTACCAACGATGAAATAACCATCCATTCTCATGGACTACATTACCTACTAATATAAGCACTACAAGAGTAGACGCTAGTGTATACGGACCATGAAACTATTACAATTCATCTACATTCATTAATCAATCATTTAACTCATGGGACGACCCAGTAAATAGTAATCTCCGATGATGAGTATCTCAATGAACCACATATGAAGAGGTTCCTACATGAGAGACAATCCTTAAAATCAAATCAGTACCTATGATATCTAGTTCCGCACCAATATGAGTATCTCAATGAGCTTATTGGTATGACACAACTAATGCAGTACTAAAGATATACGACTGAACTGCATGGCAGACTGCATGAGAAGTTAAAAGTGTAAACTGAAGTACTTGAGTCGTAGTTATTAATGATACTAAAATATCTTCAACTGCACCTAGTAATCCTACAGAGTGAATGCTATGGTATGATACGACCAATGATGTATTGAAATCTTATGATGGTACTAACTGGAATGCGATTTGATGAAGCTCATATACTGCAGGTACATGAATAGATATAACTAGTAACACAATTAGTGTCGATTCTAATACTGTTGCAATGCAATCAGATATATCAGTAGTCAGTTGAGACGCATGAGTTACTTATATAATTAAAAAATCAAGCACTCCTCCTGCAGCTTGAACTCCAAGTAATGTTTTAACTTTTGTAGGTTAGTACAATGGATATTTATATGGGAGACACATTAGTAACAAATATATATGATTGAGGACCAGATTACTCGGCCATACAATGACCGTGTAATTCTGGTTTTCATATTCCTTCAACAGCAGAACGAACAGCAGTTCTGAATGTAGTATGAACATCATGAGATGATTATTTCACATACTTACATATACCAAAATGTTGATATAGAGATAGAAAAACTGCAAACATAATCACAACATACTGATTCAGTAGATATTGGACGTATGATATGTCAGCAAAAGATAAGGCTAATTGTTGGGGAATAGAATCTACTAGTGTAGCACAGATGTATGCAGACGATAAACCTGCTAACTGATATCCTATAAGAGCATTCAAAGACGCACCTGTAGCACCAGATAGTAGTTGGACAGAGACAATAAGTGGTAAAGTATGGTATAATTCTACACTCTGACTTATATCAATTAAGAACTGAAGTGAATGGATTACTATGCAAGATAAAAACGTATGAGCTACAGTGGTGTATAATAATGGAGATACAGTAAGTGATAGCAATACAGGAAGTTTCTTCCAATTCTGAAATTATTACTGATTTCCATATTCTGGAACTCTAAGTACATATACAACATTACAGGACACTACAGGATACGGATGGCAGAATCCATACTCAGATAGCCACTTTGTTAAGATTAATTCAAATAACTGGTTCAGTAATACTAATAATAATATATGGTGATGAGTAACAGGAGTAGTACAAAAACAAATACAGGAAGTATATGAATGAGATACTAAGATACGACCTGCTAATTACTACTACTATGATTTTAGAAATAAAAGTACGGCTATAGTGCAAGCCGACTGATGGCAGGCTACTGGTACTTCAACCGTATACCGATGAGCTAACTGATTTGATAGCAACGCTGATGGCTTTTTCTTTGGATTGCCTGTAAGTGAACCTAGTGCTACTAGAGTAAGAATTACTTGACACTTCTGGATATATGGTACGGTTTGAACTTGGTCTGGTGCAGGAAAAATTTGAGTAAACTCAGGTCCTAACTTTAATAGCGACAATTGATGTTGAGTATATTTCTGAATGTTAACGTCGTCATCTCATAGAATGAGATGGTTTGGATGAGGTAGTTCATCTGTTGCAAGTTCAACACTATGGGCGACTTCGTGAGAGAGCTATGAGATAGTGCTAGAACTAAATAAAACAACAAATACTAGACATTGTACAATAGTTAACGAAGCCAATCCTAGCACATATCTTATAGATATATCTACCACATTAGTAAATGTAAATTGGAACTATATAGTAGTGACTGCGTGAGTGAACGGTTCTCCTACAGGTACGTTCAAAGATATTAAAATAGAATATGATTATTAATTTTACCATATAACTATATTAAAATGTCGGATTTAATAGAGCTAATAAAACTATTTTACAAGAGCAGAAAAATAGAGGCAAATATTTACGAGGAAGATATAACCTTTATAAAAGAGAATGTGATAGAGAGATGAAAACAGCTATTACAATGGCTTATAGATAATAAGCATATAGAGGAGATAAAATCAGAGAAGAAAAGCTGACCTGATTTGAACGACTATATAAAATATATAGCTGAGACCGAAGACCCTATAAAAACTTTATCTGATTTAATTAAATAGATATGGCAACAAGAATTAAAGACTGATTCATACCATACACATGATGAGATGGTATTGAAATCACTAATAACCATGTCATTAATGTTCTATTAAGAGAAGCAAATAATCTGATTCATGTGAATGAAAACAGGGAATTGTATGTAGACCTACAGCTTCCAGATTGAATAGAGCCAGATGACGACTTCCCTGTATGAGTTACTACAGGGAGAATTTTAGAAGAAGATTGATGGCAACAAAGTTGATTGATTCTTAACTGGAAGACAACTAGTTGAGACTACGCCAGACTTATCTATGCTAATGATTGAAACTTATATGTAGACCTATGAGACTGACAATGGATTCTATTATGAAGCAGTTCTCATCTGAGCTGTAATACTAGAACGTTTGACCTAGATAGTACAGACAATCTAACAGCAGGACAAACTATATTAGATTGGTACCTAGAAGGGAATATGCCATTAATCAAATATACTCCTGCAAGTATACTGGCTACAGACCCATGTTTATATGTATTCAGTCATGAGACTACAGAAAGTGTAAATCAATTAATATTCCGTCAATTACCATTTAGTGTAAAACGATGAAATAATGGATACTCTACATTAATGGATAATGAGATAACTATTACTTGGGATTGAGTAGATACTGTAACTGGAATTGATAGTTCTACTAATACTACTCTATTAAAAGTATTAGAAATCTGAAAGTCTTATTCTACGGCTTTCATTCCTACACAGGATTGAGACCCTACTTCTAAGAAATATGTAGATGATGAGTTAGCAAAGAAACAAGATATACTAACTCCATGAACTAGAATAACTATTACAGTAGACCCTAATACATGAAACACAATCATTGCTGCTGACGTAAGTTGAGTTATGACTTATAAATGAAACTTATCTACTGTGTCAGACTTATCTAATATTCAGAATCCTAGTGTATGAGACTGCTACTATATAGAAGGTAGCCATACATTATATGCTTGGGATTGAAGTCAATGGAATGATATATGAGGTACAGGGATAGACTTAACTAACTACTTTAATAAGCAGACAGATACTACAGATAATATTGCTCAATGAAGTACTAACCTATTCGTTACTTCACAAGAGAAGACTACATGGAATAATAAACAAGACGCATTAACTGCATGAAATAACATTACTATAGACCAAAATAATGTAATATCTGCTGCATGATATACTGAATGAGATTGAATCGATATAAATAGTAATAATGTAGTTAGCAATACTAAACCATTCGACCCAGAAAACGCAGGTACTATGTGACAAGTTCTTAGAAAGACAAATACATGATATAAATGGGTAGATAGTGTTTCATGATGAGTAGATAGCGTAAACTGACGTACTGGGGATGTGATTGTAAAAGAATTCGAGCCAGATAATACAGGTTCTACATGACAAGTGCTTAAAAAGACACAGCATTGATATGAGTGGCAGAACGAATCATGATGAGGTGGATGAGGATGACATACATATTCAGCATGAGAGTGAATAGATATTACGAATTATGTAATAACTAACACTTCAAAGACTCAGTTATTCACTATTAATTCCAGTACAAATCCTACTCCTAACCTATCAATAGTGCAAGACGCTATAGATTGGTATAACGAATGAAATTTGCCTATTATAAAGGCATATAAATCTGACCGATGAGAAGCACCTCAATCATGATACAGATTCTTCTTGCCAGATGTAATTACTAATCACAGCAATCCGCAGACGTGAGATACATGGCAAGTACTTCCATTCTATGCTATATATAATGAGAATGATTATCATATTGATAATGTGAATTGATATACTGCATTAGAGATTCCTATGGTAGATGTTAAGATTGTGGATTGAGATGTAGATACCGCCACTATTACGGCTTTCACATCTATGTGGTCTAATTTCTTATCTACTAGCCATAATTATTCTACAGCATATACTCCATTATATAACTGAAGTCCTGCTACTAAGAAATACGTAGACGACCATGATACAGTAATAAGTGGAGATAATTGAGTTACGTATACTATAAAAGTATCTAACTCTGACCCTGCTTCATGAACAGCAAGTAATATAATAACATTTGTTTTATAAATCAGATTTATAACTATGTGATTATCTATATGAAATACTACACCTAGTAAAGTCTTTGTAGGTGGTATACCATATTCAAAGGTATTTGTAGGAGATGTTAAGGTACGACCTTCATCTCCAGTACCACCTGTATATGAAACTGAATCTATAGTAGTTAATATTGCAGCGGACAATTATTGAAATCTATATATACCTGCCTCTACGTCGGCTTATACTGGTACTAGAAATTATAATCGAAATGTATCTGTAGACTGATGAACTGCAACACAAGTATCTGGTACTACAACCGCAATGAGTAAATTCTTAACAATAGCTACATGATTAACTGCTTGAAGTATACATACAGTAAAGATAACTCCAGTATCAGAATCGTACTGACGAGCAAGAGCTTTCTGTTATTGATATAATAATTCGGCTAGTGTCTATCTAAGGGAAATATTATATGATTGAAGCTATAAATGATATGCCTCTTCTTCAGCTGTCACATGAAATTTCTTTAGATGTCAGCAATACTATTGATGTACTAACCTAACTACTATACCAGATGAGGTAATGGCAGATACTGTAACGTTTATATGAGAAGATTTTAGACTTGAACAATACTATGGATGTACTTCGTTGACTAGAGCATGAGTAGAATCTATGCCTAATTCTGTAACTACTATTAAGACAGAATTTAGATATTCTCAATATGAATGATGTACTTCTCTTATAACATGAGCTACAGAAGTAATGCCATCTGGAACGGTAGATATCAGCGATAGCTTTAGAGCGTGTCAGTATAAATGATGTACTTCATTAACATCATGTCCTAATGAAGCGATGTCTCCATGAACATTAAATATAGATTTATTCAGAGCAAGCCAATATGAGTGATGTACTTCATTAATAACTCCTGCAGTAGAATACTTACCGCAATGAATTAGGATTTCAGTTTCTTCGTACAATGGTTGATTCAGAGGAAGCCAATATAAATGATGTACTTCGTTGATTAGCTCAGCTAATGAAGTATTTAACGTTACTCAACGTTGAGGTATAGAAATTATTAGCTTCAGAGGGTCTCAATATGAATGATGTACTTCGCTAGTATCTCCATGAAGCGAAGCATTCTCAATAACTAATACAAGCTGAGGTTGCCGTGTATCATATTTTAGAGTGTTCCAGTATAAATGATGTACTTCTCTTAGCTATACACCTTCAGAGATAAATGGAAACTTCAGTGAATATGAATGGTTTAGAGAAGGACAGTATCAGTGATGTACTGCACTAACTACAGTTAGTATGACTGCATGAGCTTCCAATTCTAGTAATAGAAGAGCTTCACAATTTTATAATGCATGAAATACTACAAATCCTATGGTTATTAC